TGAATACCGTCAGCTAAATTACCTCCAACTGTACATTTTGTAATCTTTCCTTTAGAAGCTTTATAAGTTTGAATCGCCGCGGAATTTCCTGAATCTATAACAATTCCACTAATTTCCCAGTTAGTTGCTTCATAAGGTAATACTCTTTTTGTCTGCCATTCAGCAGTTCTATTAGCTGGATCAATTGTTGGATCACCAGATAATTTAAGATTCTTTATAGCAGCTCCATTACCTTTTAAATATACTGCAGATCTTTTATAGTTTTTACAATATAATACAGATTCAGGTCCAACACCTTCAAGAATTACAGAATCTAATGTTAATAGATCAGAATAAAGAAATTTTCCGGCGGGTACTTGAACAACTTGTCCTTGTGCTTTTCCAACTTTTGCTGCTTCATTGATAATTGAAGTATTATCTTTTTTTCCATCTCCAACAGCACCAAAAGAAGTAATTAATAAAGGTTGTGTCACTCTAATCTCCACATTAAGGAACTGAGACTCCAACACTTGCTCCAAAAGCTTGTTCTACCTGGAGACATTCTGCATCAGTTAATGCAGACTTAAATACTGCGTGATGTGCTAAATCAACAATAGGACCATTAGATGTAAAACCTGTTCCAAATCTAACAGAACCAACAAGACTGGCTGGTCCAGTAGAACCTACAGTTGTCCAAGCTCCTGCATTTCTACGAATTTGAAGTTGTGTAGCACCTTGTCTATAAGTAATAATTTGCCAAGTGCTATTTGGAAAATTGGGTAATATAGCTTGTTTATCAGTTCCAGAATCAAATGCAGAAGCAAGAAATTGTACTTGACCACCACTTAAAAGATATCTAGCATACCAATATCCACCAACATTATCTGAATATGCACCTCTTTGTGTAGCATCTGCTGTGAAATTTGCAGCTAGAATAACTGTAGCACCTGTTCTTGTAATTTGATTTGAAAGAGGTAATGCAGCTCCAGTTGTAATTCCATTCGAAGGTGCAGTTGTTGCTAAAAGTTCTAGATATCTATTAGTACCAGCAGCAAATCTACCTACAGATTTACCATTAACTATATTTGTTTTATATGTTATATGGTTTGTTGCTGCCGTTGCATTCATTGCAAAAGCTGTACCATTTGCATCCTTAACTACTTTAATAAATTGACCATCAGTCGTAATTGGTGTACCAACATTATCAATAAATAATGTATCTATTCTAGTAAAATCCATCCAAAAAGGAGCAGTAAGAATGCCTGGCGCGAAATTCTTAAATTGGTCAATTAACCTAATATTTCCCATTAGCTTAGATTCCCAAGAACATAAACTAATAGACCTTTTGCGCCGGTGCCTGCTGCATCAATATCAATAGAAAATTCATCTCCGATATTAATTGTGGTAGTAACAATACCGGGTAAGATTCCACCACTTAATGACCATTTAACTCCGGCGCCAAGACTGAGTTTAGTAACAGGAAAAATTGTTGCACCATTTCTGTTAAGATCAAGAGTTACTAAACCAGAAGATGAAGCAACAAATAATGATGCATAAACTGCTGTAAGAACGAATGAAGCCGCTGCTCTAAAATAACTTACACTATTTTGAGCTAAAATAGCTGTATTCATATCTGAACAAGCAATAGTAATAATTTCTTTTTGTGATAAAACACCACCTGAAGAACCTGGCATCCATATTGATCCTACCATATTTATTCCTACTTAGTTGGCCATGGTCCAGTTGGTACAGGTAAACTAGATCCTGAATATCTTCCTACACCTTTGGTAACTCTAATATTGGACATTCTGCGCGGATTTGCTGAACCTGCAACAAGTGATCCAGTAGATCCACTAAAAATACCAAAAGTAGAAGTAACACCTAAATTTGATGCATTAGCTGTAGGTCCAACAACATTACAATTAGCTTGACCTTCATAACCAACAAATAATCTAAGTTGACCCGAATTTCTAGAAACAGCTACATATGTCCAAACATTACTAGATGGAGCAGTACTTGCTGGACCAAAACCCATTGTTTGAACATTGAATGTTGGAGATCTAACATGATATTGAGAAAAACCAGAAGTATTAGTAGAGACTAACCATATAGTATTATAAGAACCACCACCATCACCATTAACTATATAAGCTTGAACTCCAGCTAAAAGAGCAGGAGTATTTTCAAAAAGAAACCAACCTTCAATTGTATAATCACCGACACCAAAAACTAACGAAGGAGAGGCAGTTGCAGGATTTGGTCTAAGTCCTGTATCACTAGTAAATCTAAAAGAATTTGAACCAAAAGGACCGCCGCCAGAATTTATTTGAAAGTTTGTTGCACCTACTGTCATCTGCATTGTATGATTATTAGCTGAATAATCTTTACAAGTAGTTGCAGCAGCATTTGGAGTATCTAAATTATATGGACCAAGTAATAAACCAACATTGGCATATTGAGGATCAAACGGCGGCGACTGATATTGATTTAATTGTCTAGGGTAATTCATTTATATATCATAGCCAAGCATATAAACAACTAAACCTTTAGCTCCTGTACCACCAATATCTATATCAAATGATACTTCACTACCAACAATAAAATCATAGTAATTAGGAGCTGGAGAACCAGATATAACATAAGGAACGAGGGCAGTTGTAGTATCTTTTTCATTTATATCAATTGTTAATTTTGTAGGTAAAATTGTTACACCGTTTACATTAATATCAACTGTAACAATTCCTGAAGTAGAAACAACAAAAAGAGAGGCGTAAAAGGCTAAAACTCTAAAAGGTGCATAAACACGAAAGTAACCTGCTCCAACTACAGGAACTAATGCAGTAACCATATCTGAAAGAGCAATTTCCTTCACTAATTTGGCTGTTAAAACATTGCCACCAGAAGGAGTCCAAATTGATCCACCAGTTGCCATATTAATTTACCGTAGTGGTAGTATTAGATGCAATAATATCACCAACTAATCCTTTATCTTGTCTACCATCTCCCCAAACAATTACTCTATATAAAGCTGCTTCAGAATCTTTACCAATTCGTTTAAAAATATTTGATGCTGCATCATTTATAATTGCATATGGATGATCTATAGCTATAAATGAATCATAGCCTGCTGTAGTAAGATCTGGATTTCTATAACAACCATATAATGCATATTGAAGCATTGAAGATGAACGAATATTTATTAAATTACCTGATATATAATATACATCATCACGAACAACATTATATGAATCTATTGAATTTTGAAATACTTTAATATCTTCCATAAAATCGCCAAGAGAACCATTAATATCTGATTTTCTTATATAATTAGTTGCTCTCCAACGAGGAATAACTGATTTAATATCAATTTGTTGTAAAAAATCAGGTGAAGGAAAAACAATACCTGTTTCAAATAAATCTTTATAGAAAAAACCTTGATGATGCAATCTTAAAGTAGATTGCTTTACATATAAATCAGTTATAGCAACTAAATCAGATCTATTTGTAATTGAATAAACACTATTTGTTAACTCTGTTAGGGTCATTGTTTTCACCTAAAAGTGCTTTAACTCTATCTTGAATACTTGAATGGCCGCCGCCAGCCATAATTGGAGCAATTCCTGCACTAGATTGAGGAGTTAATTTTTGAACTTCAGTGGTTCCTGCATCATTATTTGGATTTGTAGCACGCATCTCAGCAATTAGTTCGGCGCGGATGGCTGCACGCATCTTTTCAATTGGATCTTCTAATTTTGGATCTGCCTCTAATTCATCTGGATCTGCATAAATTTGAGGATTTCCATTTTTAATTTCAGCCTCACAATAATCAATAACTTCTTGAATATCTGTAAGTAGTCTGCCATCAATAAAACGACAAACTCTGCCATTTGGTAAACAAATAGAATTCATTTTAAGTCTGGATTTAAAAACTCTGTGCATTTTAATCTTCCTGAAAAAAAGTGTGGTTTTTATTTACTGCAGAACCACACAAAAAACTGCAGTTTTCTCCAGGAAGGAGTCTAACCTAAAACTAACTTAAATTTCTGGGGCGGTTGGACTAATTGAGTGAGTGCCGGAGAATCAACATCAATTTGTCCAGTATTAGGATCTGGAACACAAACTTGAGCACGATTATTAGTTCTAATCGTAACTGAAGAAATGTATCCAGGATCTTGTGGTTTCAATCCGGGAGGATTAACTTGAAGTAAAGGCATTATTTATGTCCTTTCTTATAATCATCC